GGTGACAACCTTTGTTCAATGCCTTACAACCTTCGGCGAAAGTAATTATTTAACTCTTGGAAGTGCAAGCGGAACAAATCAAGTTAATGGGATTGTTGTTTTAAATATCTTTACACCGCAGGGTATAGGATCAGGCGACAACTACACAATCGGCAAAAGGTTGCGGGATCTATATAATAGGATTACAGTTTCAGATGTAATCTTCGACAGCCCAATAGGGCCGGAGGTCGTTGAATCACCTACACCCGAAGGACAATTCCAAACACAATTGCGAATGACCTTTGAAATTTACGAGGAACTCTAATCATGCCAAAACTTGTAATAACTGAAGAAATGCTTGACGCGATAGAAGCGGTCAAGGGCAGACGCGAAGCGGCATATTGGGATCCTGAATGTAGAAAATATATGGAGAGTCAACAAACTTCAAAAAAAGATGTAAAAATTACTGAAAAGAGTTAATATATTATTTAAATAGTTCTTTTTTTTGTTATGGCTGCTGTTAAGGGTGACGTTGGAAAAATCATGTTTGAAAATGCTGGCGGTACTGAAGCTGACATTTCAGGCTTAAGAAGTTGGTCTTTATCTATTACAAAAGACACACAAGAAACAACAGTTCTTGGTAATACCTCAAAAAGTTTTGTCGGCGGTTTAATTTCTGGCGAAGGTTCCGCAGAACTTATTTATGATCCTTCAGGAAACTCTGATTATCAAGCCTTTATTGATGACGTTTTAGTTACAGGCGATGCTGGCGATGCGTTGTTTGAATTATTTCCTGATAGTGGAACAGCTTCAAAGAAATTTGGTTTTGCTGGAATTATTACTTCCGCTGAATATGGCGCAACTTTAGGTGAGATTCAAATTATAAATATCTCATTTGTGACAAACGGTGCAATCACTTCCGCTATCTGATACATTGGGTTTATTAGTCTACTAATCAAACTAAATGTCAACAAAAAGAACAATCGACCTGTTAACTGAAACCTATAGGGATCAGATGACAGCCAGACGTAAATATGAATTTAAAGACGCTAACGGCGTTGTAAAAGCTAATCTATATTTTAAACCTTTGACAAGGGATGATCGAGTTCGCGCACAGTCAGCCGCAGGGACAGACGATGCTTTGACAATATCAACTTATCTTCTTTGTAAAAATGCAGAGAATGAAGACGGATCAAAAGCATTTGCACCCGCAGACGCGCCGAACCTACAAAGAGAACTTCCCGAAAATGTTTTAAACGAAATCGAACTTTTTATGTTTGATATTCAATTAAATGTTGATTCAGCAAAAAAATAATAAGGCGAGATAATTGGATAAATTTTGAATTTTTTCTCGCGACAGAATTAGGTAAAACTATTCAAGAATTACGTTCTTTAATAACAGAAGAGGAATTAATATATTGGGCTGGATATTATGAAGTTAAGAATGAAAGAGAAAAAAAAGAATTAAATCGTCAAAAGGCAAATAGAAGGTAATATATAATAAAGGCTTTTTTTATTTGTGGCACAGGCTAATGTAAAACTTACAGTTGATGCTAGTCAGGCCACTAGAGCGTTGAAGGGCGTACAGGCACAATCGACAGGATTACAAAATCAATTAGGTAGATTAAAAACTGCATTTGCGGGTGTTGCGTTAACTGTTGTTGCAAAACAAGCTGTCAGCACGGCTTCAGACTTTCAGGCTTTACAGCTAAGAATGAAAGTTTTGACATCAGAATTTGGCGAGTTTGCAGGGGCGCAAGAATTAGTTAGAAAAGCGCAAGATAGATTTAACTTATCAATTATTGAAGCAACAAAAGGCATTACAGATATATTTGCAAGATTAAGACCTTTAGGCGTTTCTTTAAAAGATATTGAGACAACTTTTATCGGTTTTAATACAATTGCAAAACTAGCGGGACTAAACGCAACAGAAGCAAGCGCGGCGTTTACTCAATTAGCGCAGGGTTTAGGTTCTGGGCGTCTACAAGGGGATGAATTTAGAAGTATTGCCGAACAGGTTCCGCAACTATTAAAAGCGATCTCAGACGAAACTGGTATTGCTGCGGGTAAGTTAAAAGATTTTGCATCTAAAGGTTTATTGACTTCTGATGTTGTCTTAAGGGCGTTGGCAAAATCAGCAGAAGAAGGCGCAGATAAGATTGGTGAAATTATGGATGCTTCACCCGCAGAAGTATTTAAGAAATTTAATAATGCTGTTTTAGAATTGCAATTGACGCTCGGTAATAAATTATTACCAACAGTTTTAAAAGTCACTAAAGCAACAGCTAAATTAATAGAAGGAATTGTTTCTTTTGTTGATAGTGAAATAGGACAAGTTACGTTTGCATTTATTGGAATTGCTACGGCAATAAAAGGTATAACAATTGTCGGAACTATTTTAATAACACAAATTACCGCGATGAAGGCTGCCTTTCTTTCAATGTCTTTAGCTTCAGCAGCAGCGAATGGAACTCTTGCCGTAACTACAACAATGGCTTTTGCTACTGCGGGGGGATTTGCAAAAGCAACCGCCGCCGCAACTGCATTTAAAATTGCACTTGCTAAAACTGGAATTGGTCTTGTTGTTATTGGTCTTGGTTTTTTAATAGCTTCTATAATGAAAGCAAATAAACATCAAAGAGAGTTTAACGATCTTTTAGAAAAAGGAAGCGCTGCGGATATTAAGAAAAGAATTGACGATCATAAAAAATCCATTGAGAGTTTAGGTGTTTTATTAAAAACAATGGAAACTGACAGTAGAAATGCTGAAGCTTCAAGACTAAAAAAAGATATAGAAGAATCAAAAGATAAACTTGAAGATTTAAAAATAGCTTTAGAAAGCGCTGAAGCGAGAGAATTAGCAAGAGAATTTGAAACAATCAAAAAAAATCTTATTAGTTCAAATGCGGCTTTAGATAAAAATAATATTGTTTCAAAAGAACTTACAGAACAAGCAAGGATTAGAAAAGAACATGAATTAGCAATAAAAGAACTTGAAGCACAATTTGAAGGAGATAAATTAAAAGAACTTAAAGAATTACAAGATATAAATACTCAAGAAAAACTTAGAGGTGTACTTATCAAACAAAATGCAGAAAAAGCCAAGGAATTAAACAATGCTTTTAAAAAGATTGGAGAAGATATTGGAACAGGTATTACTGATGCTTTAGTCGGTGCTATTGAAGGAACAAGAACACTTGGAGAAGCGGCGAGATCAATTCTTAACGATTTAGCATCATCCTTGTTAAGACTTGGTATCAATGCCGCGCTTACTGGTTTATTTGGTGGAACTAAAATAGGAGGATTTTTAGGGTTTGCAAATGGAGGAAGGCCGCCTGTTGGAAAGCCTTCAATTGTAGGGGAGCGAGGGCCGGAAATCTTTGTTCCTCGTTCTGCTGGTACTATTATTCCTAACAATGCAATCGGTGGTGGTGGTGTGACAAATATGGTTACAATTAATGTAGACGCAACAGGTAGTGCCGTGGAAGGTAATGAAGAAGAGGCCAATGAATTTGGTAGCTTATTAGCTGTAGCAATTCAAGGTGAATTAGTAAAACAACAACGCCCTGGTGGAATTCTTTCTAATACAAGATAAATGGCAACTTTCCCATCAATCACGCCCACATATTCAGGCTTTAGAAAAACAAATCAACCTAATACACGCACTACTCAATTTGGTGATGGATACCAGCAGCGTGTTCAATTTGGATTGAATCAAAATCCTAAAGTATATAGTTTAACTTTTAATGTAAGTGAAACAGATTCAGATACAATAGAAACCTTTCTTGATGCAAGGGCAGAAGATCAGGATAGTTTTACTTTTACGCCCACAGCCGAAGCATCTTCAAGTAAATTTATTTGTAAAAGTTGGACAAAATCTATTCCATATAATAATAGAGCTATTATTAACGCAACATTTGAAGAGGTCTTTGAACCCTAATGGCAGTACCAGTTTCACAATTACAATCAATAAATCCTGGTGCAATTATTGAATTATTTACACTAACACTTGATTCAACATTACATGGAGCATCTACTGTTTATAGATTTCATAATGGTTCAAATCAAAATTCAAATGGTGAGGTGGTTTGGTCTGGTAATACATATCAAAGATTTCCAATAAAATGTGAAGGTTTTACTTTCAATGGAACTGGAACTTTACCAAGACCAACGGTAACGATAAGTAATATTCTTGGAACAATTACTGCGATCTTAATTGATGTAAACCAAACAACTTCTGGTAATGATTTAACTGGTGCAAAACTTACAAGAATAAGAACTCTTGGGCGGTTTCTTGATGCCGCAAATTTTGCTAGTGGTTCTAATCCTACAGCAGATTCTTCAGCAGAATTTCCACAAGAGATATACTTTTTAGATAGAAAAATAACTGAAAATAGAGATATTGTTCAATGGGAGGCCATTTCTGCACTTGATCTTGTAAATGTAAAATTACCAAAGAGAATTGCTACAAGAGACATTTTTCCTGGTATTGGTACTTTTAAATAATGACTTGGAAAGATTTTGCCATAGAACACGCTAAAAAAGATGCACCAAATGAAGCTTGTGGTTTAGTTGGTATATATAAAGGAAAAGAAAAATATTATCCTTGTAAAAATCTTGCTGATGATTTGGGTGAACAATTTATAATATGTCCTGATGCATGGGCAGATGCAGAAGATGAAGCAGAAATTGTAGCTGTTTTTCATAGCCATCCAAATGTACCACCAACAGCTAGTCAAGCAGATTTGGCATCCTGTGAGTATTTAGATTTACCTTTTTATATTGTTACCCCAGAAACAGAACAATGGAATTATTACGAACCATCAGGGTATAAAAAAGGATTAATTGGTAGAGAATGGAAGTGGAATATTCAAGACTGCTGGAGTTTAATCGAAGATTGGTTTCAAGAAAAACAAAATGTAAAAATACAACATTGGCCTAGACCAAAAAGTCCGAAAGAATTTAGTAATAATCCATTATTTGAATATGCTTTACCTAAATTAGGTTTTGTTGAACTAGAAAATACGATAGATTTAGAAAAAGGAGATGTTTTGTTAATGGATACAACTAATACAGGCAAACTAGATCATGTTGCTTTATACATAGGTGATCAAACAATTCTTCATCATTGTGTGAAAAGACTTAGTTGCAGAGAAACTTTTGATCAAAAATATATAGAATGGACAAAGAAGAAATATCGTTATGCTTAATAAAATAAAATTATATGGAAGATTAGCTCGTTTCATTGGAGAACGTAGTTTTGAAGCGGAAGTAACAACACCAGCACAGGCAATAAGATTTCTATTAGCAAATTTTCCAAAATTAGAAAAACATATGATGGAACAGAATTATTGTGTAAAAATTGGTAATTATGATATTGATAGTTCAGAATTAGAACATCCTATAGGAAAACAAGAAATAAAAATTATTCCTGTCGTAACAGGTTCAAGAGGTCTTACTAAATTTATTATCGGTGCTGTTATTGTAGGTGCTGTTATAGCAACAGGTGGTGTTGG